TCACCATTCGTGCATGGATGCAACGACGCGCCCAACAACCCGAACTTCTTGATTGACCGTCATATCAACCTCAACCGGTGGATAACTGTCGTTGGCACTCACCAAATGCAGACGTTTTCCGGGAAGTCGTTGAATACGTTTGACGAATAACTGATCATCATAGTGTACGGCATACATAAAGCCGTTTTTCGGGTCAGTCTGATCTGTGGCGATAAGAATAAGGTCGCCATCAGACAAATCAGGCTCCATGCTGTCGCCAGACACGCCGATGACGGACAAATGCCGGGGATTGAGGCCACGGCGTTGTATGAAGGCTGGGTTGAAAGCGTATGCGCCAGAACCGGTCACGGCCTCAACAAGTGATCCATACCCTGCGGACGCGCTGACCTCATACCGTGGAATAGCAATGAAATCGACGCCGGTGTCATGTTTGGGTGTATTTCCAACTTGAGAAACGCTGTTCAAGTGCTCTCGATAAGTTGGTCCTGATCCATTTAAGAGCCAAGATGCAGAAACACCTAAATGTTCGTCCATTGCCATCAAAAACTCGGCGCTAACGGGCCGAACCTCGCCGACATAGTTCTGAATAGTACGATATTTTATCTGAATTTTTTCAGAAAGTTGTTTTAATGTCAGAGAGTTATTGTCTGCTATCTCTCGTATGCGATCAGAAACACTCATTTTTTCGCCTTAGCCTCTTGATAAATGCACTCAAATGAGTGTAAACAGTTATTGCAACGTATAATTGGACACAGATTGCGAGGAATAATGGCAGTAAAAAATAATTTGTTCCAGCCGGGTCTTATACTTCATCAGGTGATTGACGGTGTTTTTCGGTCGAACGGGATCACTTTCAACCAGTGGTGTGAGGCAAATGGCATTCACCCCAGCACGGCACGCAATGCAACCTTTGGTCAATCTGCTGGCGACGGCGGAGACCGGCTGCGCAGCAAGATCATTGACGCTGCGGGTCGTGACGTTGTGGTCGCGACGTACCGGCGGCGCATGATCATGGAAGCGCAAAGACTGCAAGACACAGCCGCGTAAGCCTTTAGGGCACATCACTTTTACAATCTGGATTGAGAGGGCAGCATGGACGATACGTTCACTGTTGAATGGATAGGGCATGCTTGGTGGGTGCTGAGCGATGGTGAAAAAGTCGCGGGACCTTACAAGCATCAGGACTATGCCGAAGATCGTGCGGATACACTGAAACGCGCTGCAAAGCGCAAAAAGCGGCCCTGCATGTGCTGTGGCAAGGTCTTTCTGAGTGAGGGTCCACATAACCGTCTGTGCGATGAATGCCGCCAGATCGGGGCCACCGCAGAATTTGTTGCGGTGTAGCGCATGGGGAAGATCGCAAGACATTTGCAGGTGGTTGAAGGGGGGTCCTTTGCGTTGCCAGACCCGAAAGCAAAGGACCCATCAAAGGACCCTCAAAGGACCCCGGAAAAGTGGGTAACTTCAGATGACCTTTCAGTTCTGGCAAACATAGTTCCCCGTGTCGCCCGCAAAGCGCTAACTTCACGCACTTGGCGGGGCAGTGATCTGCTTGTTCGGGAGGAACAGACGGGTCGCGGTCGGGGTGGCAAAACGCTGATGGTGCATGTGGACAGCCTGCCTGCCGATCTGCGGGAGGCATGGTATCTGGAACGCGGCATTGTGCTGCATGCCAGACCGGACCCCACAACCGGGGAAACCTGTCTGGTGGCTGATGATGATCAGGCCCATGACCCGCAGTTTGCCAAAGCCCTCGCCGTGGCGCGGTGGCGGCATGATGTGATCCGCCCCGCTTTGTCATTGGCACCGCATTCAGAACAGCGGGTCGCCGTGTTGGCGCAGATCGCCCGGCAGGTCCGCCTGATGCCCAACGGGCGGGAAAAGGCGCTGACCAAACAAACGCTATATAACTGGATCAATGCCTTTGAGGCTGAGGGGCTTTACGGTCTGATGCGCAAGCGGCGCAGCGACAAGGGCGGTCAGTGGCAAAAGATCACGCGCGCCTGGGACGGTCTCTTTGCGCCTCATATCACCGTACAGACACATACCGATGTGGCCGATGAACTGACCACTTATATTCGGTCGCTCTGGGCGTCGGGGGAAAGCGGCTGGCGCGCGATTTCGGAGAAGTCCACAACGCGGCTTCTAGAACTGTCACGTGATCTGAAGGTGCTGGCCTTTGACCAGCTTGATCTGGGGCGCTGTGGTGACGGCGGGCGTGTGCTGACACAGTTTGGCGTCTGCCATGTGAACCGGCGTCAGGTAGAGCGGCACCGAGCGTATCAGATTATCGCGGTTCAGGATAAGGATAACGCCCGGTTTGAGGATCGGTTCATGCCGTCAATACGACGGGACTACAGCGCCTTGCTGCCCCGTCAGATCGTGGTGGGTGACGTGCACCCTATGGACGTGATGATGCGCCGCCCTGATGGCACAGTTGTCTATCCCAAAGCTATCGCATGGTTCGACGTGGCCACCAACGAAATCCACATGACATTCGTTCTTTTGGAGAAAGGAGAGGGCATTCGCCGCGAACACGTCGCACAAAGTTTTGAGGCCATGGTGGCAGACTGGGGGCTGCCTGAAATGCTCTATCTGGACAACGGTGGTGAGTATTCCTGGGATGCGATGATCAGCGGGTTCACGCAACTGTCCAAACTCACACAAGGCGGTGTCAGGATATATGACCTTGCAGGTGATCCGGCGGTTGCAGCGCGCGTTGCTGAGGGGCGGGAAGCGGTTGTGCGATCAAGGCCCTACAATGCGAAAGGCAAGCCGGGGATTGAAGGCGCTTTTGGCAATCTCGAACAGGTCTTCTTCTCGACCATCCCCGGCTGGACCGCTGGCGACCGGATGCGCAAAAAGACCCATGCCAAGGGCAAAGACCCCATTGCGTTTTCCGGGGATGCGTCAGCCTTTCTGGGCAAGGCCAGCGATGCGCTGGACTGGTATCACAAGCGCCCGCAGACAGGTAAGCTGGCGGGCAAAAGCCCGAATGAGACGCTGCGCATCTTTGTCGAAAGCGGCTGGGGCAAAACGGTCTTGTCGCGCCCCGAAGTGCTGGCCCTTGCCTTTGCCGAAACCGTAGAGCGCATGCCGGATCGGGGCCGGGTCAGCTATACGCCGACGCGCGGCAACACGCTCTATTTCTATGCCGACGCCTTGCTGGGGATCGCGCATAAGATCACGCTGCGCGTCCCCGCGTTTAACCCGGAATTTGTGTTCTGCTTTGACGGCGATACTCTGATCTGTCGCGCATTCCCTGAGCGCGTCTTTGGTGTGCTGGATGGTGCGGGCGCAGAGGAAGGTGCGCGCCGTGGCAAGGCGTTCCGCCGCCAGATTGCTGAGAAGCGCAAGCATGTCGCGCTGTTGTCCCTGACCGATGAAACCGCCCGTCACGCCGCACATCTGCCTGAAGCCCCCGACGTCCCCGTCGCTGCGACCGTGGACGCCGGGATCATTGAGCGCATGGCCCAGATGCAGGCGGATGATCAGGCGGCGTTGCTGGCGGATCATGCGGCAGAGCGCAGCAAACCAGGGGGTTTGTCACAGTGGAAGACTGGACCAAACGAAGTCCTGTCGAACTTCAGATTTGAAGAGGAAGACGATGATTAATATGACACCCGCCGACTATCTCGGACTTGCCTTTGTCATTTGGGTCTTTTGGATCGCGGTGATGCGCAAATGAGTGAGTTTGTCAAAACCGCCCAGGCCGATGAAGCGCTTGCAATGTGCAAGGCCGTTTTGAACGCCCGCAAGTACAGCCGTATCGGTCAGATTACAGGCGATCCGGGCACTGGAAAGTCCACGCTCACCTATTGGCTGGAAGAGGAACTGGGCGCGGTTCGGGTCGAGTGTTGGCTGGACATGGGCGACAAGGCCCTGCTGGAAGAAATCGCACAAGGTCTGAACGACCGTGGCTGTTCTGTCGAAATCAACGGCACAGCCCCCACGCTTTTCCGACGCATCAAGGACGTTTGTGCAGATCATCTTTTGATCATTGATGAAGCCAATCAGCTTAAGTGGTCCACCCTCGAAAAGCTGCGCAATCTGTCAGACATTGGCGGGGCCGGGTTGATCCTTGTGGGAACAGACATTCTCGCCAAGCGCCTGATCGCGGCGCGCGTTCAGGTCTACCTCACTCAGTTACGCCAGCGGATCGGGGCCAAGAAGGTCTTGATGCAGCCGATCCGTGATGATGGCGAACTGGCAGCGTACATCCTGCAACCCCGCTTTGGCAGCGTGACCAAGACAACCGCAAAACGGTTCCGCATCAAGACTAAGGGCCATTGGCGTTCAGCGCTTGAACTTGCGGATACATGCGAACGGCTGATGCGGAATGAAGGCATTGAAAAGCTGGATGAACAGGTTGTTGAAACGGCCTTCACATGGATGGCGGGGGCGCAGTGATGACCGATCCCATTTATCTTGACTGGTCTGCCTCGGGTGGCCCTGACCGCATCACCGTTGCCGATGCTACTCAACTGGCAGCGAAGGCGAAAACGAAAGTCAAAGACAGCAGGATTGGCTGGAGTAAGGTCTCACACCTGGAGATTTTGGCCCTCGCCTGGATGGCTGACCGCTGGCTCAAGGATTGCGCGCTGGATGTTCAGCAGACCCCCAAGAAACAACCCCCTGTAATTTCAGACCTGTGAAAGGATCAACATGACAAAGAAAGTTAAATCAACCGGCCTCAATATGCCTGTCCCGCAGAACGATGATGAAGCGCGTTCAGCCATTACGGAAATCGGCAATCTCAACCGCTACGTGCTGCGCATCGAAGCGGATATGAACGACAGAATTGCTACCATCCGGGAAGAATACGGCGCAAAAGCCGCACCCATGAAGGCGGAAGTAAAGGTGCTTCAGGAAGGGCTGAAAACATTCTGTGAGGCGCACCGTGCGCGTTTGACCAAAGACGGCAAGGTGAAGTTCCACACTTTTACAAGTGGCAGGGTTTCCTGGCGCGTACGCCCGCCAAAGGTAACTATCCGGGGACTGGACCGTGCGATTGAAAGCATCCGCGAAAGTGGATTTGCCGACCGGTTCTTGCGCACAAAACACGAGGTCAACAAAGACGCGATGCTGGATAGTCCAGACGAAGCCCGGACCATTCCAGGTGTGAGCGTCGGATCGGCGGGCGAAGACTTCATTGTCGAACCTTTCGAAACCGATCTGGCCAAAGCGTCTTGAGAGGCAGCATCGTTGCCCATTCGCATACTCATAGGAGGTGAACGGTTCGGCGTCATCCGTGACGCTTTCCGGGCGCGTGGGCATGATGCCTGGTCCTGCGATCTTGCTGAAACCCAAGCGCCAGGACCGCACATCAAGGCTGACTGGCGCGCTGTTCTGAATGACGGCTGGGACATGGCGATCTTCCATCCGACTTGTACCAGAATGTCGAACAGCGGTGCGCTGCGGCTCTATATCGGAGGCAAAAAGGCAAACGGTGTTGATCTGCAAAGAGCCGCTGGCGCGGTATCGGATGCCTGGGAGTTCTGGCACCTGTTGAACAACTGCCCGATCCCGTTCCGCGCGCTTGAAAACCCGGTCATGCACGGGATCGCCAAAACCGTGGTGGGGCGCAAACAGGATCAAAGCATTCAACCCTATCAGTTCGGAGATGATGCCAGCAAGCAAACCTGTCTTTGGCTGGAAGGTCTGCCAAGGCTTGCGCCAACTGAACGGCACCCTGGCAGGCTGATCACGTGGAACGGCAAGATGGTTGAAAGATGGTCCAATCAAACGGACAGCGGCCAGAATATCGAACCACCCACAGCAGACCCGAATGAGCGCCGGATGCGGCGCAGTAAAACATACCCCGGCATAGCGGCTGCAATGGCCGATCAGTGGGGGTCATTTGTTGAAAAGCAACTGGCCGAAAGGGCCGCTTGAACAGGAACGATTAAGTAATGACCACACTCTCAGAACTTCGCGCGGCGAACCGCAAGCGCCAGGCTGAATGGCCCGGTAATGAACAGGCTGACCTGCCATTCCGCGCGCTGGAATTTGCTGATGAAGCTGGCGAAGTTGCTGGCGCAGTCAAGAAGCTGCTGCGAGCGCAACGAGGCATCCACGGCACAGAAAAATCTGTTGAAGACGTAGCAGATGAAATGGGTGATGCGCTGGTTTCATTGGACTTGCTAGCCGATGAACTTGGCATCGACCTTGGTGTTGCTGTCGCTCGCAAATTCAACAAGACATCAGCCAAATACGGCCTGTCTACTAAGTTGCCCGAATAGGTACGGGTTATGTCCCTTGCGAGATACCACTCTGCTCAGGAAATAGCCCAGGTCGCGGGTTTAACTGAAAGGCATGTCAAGCGCGTCCTGGGCAACGCGCAAACCTCTGGCGCGCTTTGGTTTGGATGTCGTCTGCGCATGATCATGGGGGAGTGCGGACCGCAGGTGCATTTTGCCAGCCTGCCGGATCACATTCGCGAAGCTTTTATCATGCGTGCCCAGATGGACCTGCCGTTGCCCCCCCCGGAGCAAATTAATTTTTACTGCGCATCTGGCGCATAAATGGAGTTCACGATTTTGGAACAGTCAAACGATCCCCATCGCAGGTCTGACCTGGCTAAAATCCACATGACGGCCAAAGCGCTTTTTGGCGATGTTTCAAAAGGCGGTCTAGGTCGATCAGACTATGAAGACTGGTTGGAAAAATACACCGGCAAACGGTCTGCTGCACACCTGTCGAAAACAGCGCGGTTTGCATTTCTGAAACGCCTGCGTCGTGAGGGTATAGTCCCCGCCAAAAAGGCGCAGGGCGGTAAGGGTGCCGACCGGCCAACGTCCAGCCAATGGGCCTATATCGCAAAACTTGCCCGTGAACTGGGCTGGCAGGACGGGCTGGAAGATGCGCGGTTACAAGGCTTTGTTGAGCGCACCGCCAAGATATCATCCGCGCGCTTTCTCAAGCGATCTGATGCGACAAAGGTAATCAACGGTCTGGAAGTGTGGCTGGCGCAGCGACAGCGCAGCTTAGAAAGCGCGCAAAATGCAATGTCCTAAATGCAACAGCCGGTCGCGGGTCTATGCCACAAAGCCGCAGGGCGAAATCAAACAGCGATATCGTCAATGCCCCATGTGTGGTCATAAGTTTTCGACCTGGGAGGAACCGGAGGACCGCCGGATCAGACCCTATCGATCTTCCAGGCAAAAGCAGGATGATCTTTTCGATGATGGAGCAAAGGAGGCTGGTTAATGACGATAGCTGTTGATGCAATGCAGGCCGCTGTGCGCCGCCGTGTCGCTCGTACCGCCGTGCTGAAAGACGATAAGGGCTTTGATGCGCTTTATGGTCAGTTGCAGACAGCCATGACCAATGCATGGTCTGAGGCCATGCGAGAGGGGATCGCCAATGCGCTGGACCGCCTGCGTGATCTGGGACCGGGAAACTTTGCCAAGGCGGATGGTGAAACCATCTTGCGCGTTCTGGAAGCCTCTGTTGGAGAAGAAGCGATCCGCGCGGCCATGCGCGGCCCTGTCATCAATCTGACCGATGCGCTTTACCGACTTGGTGCCGAAACCGTTGGACAGGCGACCGGCGTGGCGATTGCCTTTGGCCGTCCCGATCTGGATGCGCTGGATGTTCTCAAATCAGGCAACCTCTACTGGATCGGCAATAGCTGGAACGTTCGCACACAGAACCTTCTGGCAAAGACCCTGGAAGACTACTTTACGGAAGGCATGACGCGCCAGGATTTGGCAGCGCGCATGGCAGAGGACTTTGCTGGTGTTAGTGAGCGCAGCCAGCATTATTGGGAAATGCTGGCCGATCACACGGCTACCAAGACGCGGGAGATAGGGCGTGTGGCCGGATATGAACGGGCGGGCGTCAAATATGTTCAAGTCCGTGCCCGGATGGACGACCGAACCACGCCGATCTGCCGTCATTTGAATGGTCGCGTCCTTGCTGTCACCAAGCTGCGCGCGCAGGCAGATGCCTATCTTGACGCGGTGTCCCGCCGGAATGAACCGGCGGCAAAAGCCGCGTGGACAATGCACAGCGGTGCTGATGATCTGAGCAACACGCCGACTTCAAAGCTGGGCAAAGGCGTTGGAAGCCCGCCTTATCATTTCCGGTGCCGGACAATCACTGTGGCCTATTTCGGATCACCGGATAAAGACTTGGATCGGTGGATGCGCGCCGCCTATGATCGCGAGCGGCTAAGTCGCAAAGACGCTGCTGCCATCATCGACCGTGCAAAGACCGCATCATGGCCGGATATCAAGGTAAGCCGAAAGCACTACGGCAAACATGGCAATGCGTTGGGATTGACGTCTCAAAAAGCCTACAACCAATCCGCTGTGGATCTGATCCGTCAGGGGGATCGCGATGTGTACCTTTCGATCCGCAAGGGCGCTTTGAACGCAACATTTGTACGCGAGCAAGTCAGCGCCCGCAGTGGTAAGACGTATCTTGCAGCGACCAGCGTTGATCTGACGGATAACAAAATCCTGACGCACCACCGGCGGCGCGCGCCGTCATCCAAAGGCGATGAAGTGCCAAAGCAAAAGCTGCCAGGAAGGGGGATTGCGAAATGGCTGTTCGATTTTTAGGAGACCGCATGGACGGGGGTGAGTTCTTTGATCCCGACATGTCGGTGATCAGTGAGTTTATGCCAGCCTATGACACGCTGGATGATCCAGCATTTGACTGGGGGGACCGGGATGAATTGCTGCACATACGTTCGGCGTTGGAGTTCATCCGGGACACGCTTTCGGATGCGCAGAAGGCGGAACTTGATACGGTTGACGCGCATTGGCAGGCGGATGCGACGGCATTCAACGCCGCCTTTGGCACCCTGCATCACTACGAGGATCAGGCCACAGCACTTGACGGGTTTGTCACCATAGAAACAGGCCAAACACCAAAAATTCCCGCAGATCACTGGTGGTGGAACCCCATCGTAACGGAGAAAGACGCAACATGAAGATGCTCAGCAGAGAACAAATGACAGACCACATCTTGGACCTGATCGCGGGTCAGGACACGGATGCAGGGTTTTTCGCTCTGGCAGATGCCATGGCCATAAGCGTCGGTGGCATGGCTGATGTGTCAGGCTGCACGCTTGAAGAAGCCGTTGATTATCTCGACGGGCTTCATGATGGCATGCGTGATCACATCGTCATGAGCTGGGGCAAAATAGAAGCGACACAAGTTCATTAGGGAGGTAAGCTGATGATTTTCAAAGTGATGTTGACAACCAGGAACAGGAAAGGTGGTCAGAACTTTGTCAACTTTGAATGCGCCGCTGAAACTCTTGTCCAGTTTCACCAGTTGATGCAGGACAACCATTCGGTTTTCGGCAGGAAACTCTTTGTGCGGTTTTCAGATTTGAAAGAAGACACCTTGGAAATCACGCAGACACGGGACATTATCCTGGGGCGGGACGCTATCCATTCGGTAGAGTTAGCGGACCGTTATAATTTTGTTTACGTTAATTGAGAGGTTAATCATGCGGCGTTGTTTTCTTGTTTCCGGTTTTCTTTTGTCTGTTTTCACGCTTCCCGCGGGTGCAGAGACGGCCAGCCATCAGGTGCAGAATTGCTGGTCTGATCTGATTACGGTTGAAGTCGTTGATTTTGACCGAAACGTCATTGAAGGCCGCACCGTTACCGGAAAGGTGACGAACAACACTGACATCGCCCTGAGTGCGGTGGAAGTTCGATTTGAGCTTTGGAGCGATAAACGCCCATTGGCGCTTGACTGGAACCACCTCAGAGAGTTGCGGTCTATTTCCGCAGGCTTGTTGCCGAAGGAAAGTGTTGTTGGAAGCGATGCGCATTTCATGGATGATCGCGAACGTCAATTTGCCCGTGAAGCGGACGTGTTAAGTGTTCGTTTTGAAGTTGAAGGTGCAAAAGACATAGAAGGCAATCCAGTCACCTGCGAATGATCAATGAAACGGATTTGATCCAAAGGCCCCGCATTGTGCGGGGCCTTTTTATTTATCCATCTTGCGGTCCAGTTTCTGGTCGATGGCGTCGAGTTTGCCGTCGATGCGTTCCAGGGCGTCCTTGAACGCTTCCTGATCCCGCTTTTGCAGAGCTTCGATGATTGCAACGCGCTGTTTGAGGTTAAACCAGCCCGCTGCCAGTGTTGCCAGCGTCCCGCCCCAGGTGAGAATGTCCTTGAGTTCGATCATGGTGTGCCTCGGATCATGGGATAAGGTGCTGGAAATCTGGGCAGGCGGCAGCAAAATCTGCGTATGCTATGCCAATTTCCCGCGCCGTCTGTGCAGTGTCAGCGCGGGACCGCGTTGGCAGACCTTCGCCCCACAGACGGCACAGTGTCGTTTCAGTCTCGCCACCCGGCGTCATCGAAGGGACGCAGGCGTTCAGGGTCAGCACGATCATCGCGCACGCGGGTATCAATGGCAGTCGCATTTTCCTGATCTTTCTTTTCCAGTTGGTGAAGGGCATCCTGCCTTGCGTCCCGGCGCAGCCAGGACACAAAGAAGGCGAGCAATGCAGCAAGTGCAGCATAGATCGCCGCACGGGATGGCAGGAACCGCATCATGGTGCAGCACCTCGCCCGTGCTGAACCTGTTTTGCCCAGGCATCCATGCCGAAGGCCAAAGCTGCAAAGCCAAAGACTTCCATTTGCAGGCTTTCCGCTGCGCGGTGCGCCTCTGGCACCCAGATACCGGCGATCTGCAAGGCGACAACGATGAACAACAGAAGGCTTGCAACCTCGCGCTTCCATGTCTTGCGCATGGATGGGGCAGCATCCGCCCCATTCTGCATTGCAGTGCTGTCAAACATTATGCCGCGACCTCAAACACTTGCACCAGAAAGCGCTGCAAATAGAGGACACGCTTGGACCAGCCCCGCATAAAGGTGGTTTTGTTGACCGTGTTGGAATACCGCAGCAGACGCCAACTCAGGAAATCAGTCAGCAGTTCATCCTGGTCAGCCTCTTTCACGGCCTCAATCGTGATCGGCCCTATGATGCCGTCCGCTGTGACGCTCGCGGCACGCTGCAACAGTTTCGGGGCGATACCTGCGCCCTGATTAACGGCGCAATCAAAGAGGGCGATGCCGATCACCGGAGGCAGTGCCGCGCATCCTACAGCATCCCAATAGTGTTCTTTGTAAAGCGCGATGGCGGCTTCGCGGGTCAGGTTTTTGATATTGACGCGCGGGAAAGCGCGTTTTGAGATACCGAAGTTGGTCTCGCCCCCCGGATCACGTGGGTCGTTGACGTATCCACCCTCAATCTTTTCGGCCAAAACGAAATCAACCGCCTCGTCAAAGGCGCTGACGGGTTTTGCAACAGGTTGGTCTTTCTTTTCCTCAGTCGGGGTTGTCTTTGCTGTCTTACTTGTCATTTGAACGTCCTTTCCTGCTTGGTTCAAAATTAGTTCGGTCCGCTAACCGCGATCCACGTTCAGACCGCGCGCCCGAAGGGCTTTGGTCAGTTCGTCTGCGACGTCATCGCCGATGTCAGGGGCGAGAAAATCCAGACCCTCGTCTGTCAGTTCGGTTACAGCGTCACTCAACCAGGGTGTGCCTTCACGGGCAGGTTGTGTGACCGATTTTGCGGGGTGTTCGCCGCCGCTCCATGCCAGTGCTTTCTTGCGTTTGGGCTTGATGGTGATTTTGGGGCGTCCGTCATGTGTGGCGCGGGCATAGGGTGTGTTTACCGACACCAAGGCGTCGGTTTCCCCAATGGGTTCAACGACATGGGCCTTGCGCAGATCGCCCGTTTTGAAAGGCACATTGCCCTCGCGGGTCGCAATTTCCCGCAGTTTCTCCGCAATCATCAGCATGTGGCGCTGCCAGTCGATCATCGCAGCACCTCAACGCCATAACTGCCGCCACTCTTGCCCCCGGCACGCCCATCTGCGGCCAATGCAACAGCCCAAAAGAGATCGCCATGACCGTCTTCATTGCGTTCGGCGTCGTATTTGATCGTGGTGCCGCTGACCTGTTTCTGGATCGAATGAAGCTGGGCAAGAACGTCGGGGTCGTTGGGCAACAGCAACCGCCGTTCTTCTGCGAGCTTGAGCATGTTAAGTGCCAGCCGGGATTTGCGCTGTGCAGAAAACCAGACCCCCGAAAACCTTTCCGGGCTTGCGGTCTCAAGTTCCTCTGCCAGTTGCATGCCCAGACCCGTCTTGTCGATCTGCCAGCTTTCCACATCAAATCGGCTATCGACTGCATGCACCTCAGCCTTTTGGGCGTCGAATTTCAGGCCCTTGTGCATCTGGTGGTAGATCAATGCATAGCGATCCGCCCACTTCTGCCCCTGCGCTTCCTGACCCACCAGTGCGATAGCCGTGCGGTCATTGATACGCCCCACGTCCACGCCGCCGCGCAACCGCCCGAATTTTCCTGGCATAATCGCTTCGGTGGTCAATGAATGTAGCAATTCCCATGACAGCAGCGCCGCACCATTTTCGGCCCACTGGCATTCGTAGAACATCGCCCAGCTTTCACTGTCGAACAGCATCCGCAGTTCATCCAGCCCACCAGGCAGTGGCATGCCGCCCGCAATAGCGTCCTCTATCGTGATGGTCTTGCGCCACCAGTGGGCATGTTTGTTCTTGTTGTTTGTGGCGATTTCCCAGAACAGCGATCCAGGCAGGAACGGGGTCGAAAATACCGTCACACGCCCGCCAACGGCGGTGATGGAAGGCAGAACCGCCGCCCAGAGCAAGGTCTGGTTGCGCACCCAGGCAAATTCATCCAGCCACACGTCGCCGGGCCAGCCCTGCGCTGTGCGGAAGTTGGTCGATACCGCCACGATGTCTGTTCCCAAAACGGTGATTTGGTTGGCCTTGTCCAAATCAAAGACAACCCCGAGGCGTTCAGCATGGTGGCGGACGTACTTCAGAATAATTTGCGCCTGACGTTCGGAGGCGGAAACAACGATCTGCGGACGTCCCGCCATTGCGCCAAGCAGGACCGCCAGCCCCACAACGTAGGAAAACCCGATCTGGCGTGCTTTCAACACGATCCTGAACCGGTCCTCAGCTTCCAGAAACTCGCGCTGATATGCGTAAAGTCCGTATTCAGGATCAAGCACAGTTGCCAGCGCAGTCTGGCTGACAGCATTGGTCACGATTGGCCGGGGTCTGGGTTTCGGCCTTTCTTTCTTGAGCCTTTCCAGAGATTTGGTGAGCATGGCAAGGCGTTGCGCCTGCGCTGTCGTGGGGCTTTTCAGATGCCGTAATGGGGCGGGCATGGCGTCATACCTTTGCGATGTTTTGTTGGACTTGTTGTACGCAGTGCGGTTGCCCTGAAACGAATCGCTCGTCGG